CTGTTTTATCTTTATTCATTAACAGTTTACTAAAAATATCACTACCTTGAACTGCTCCTTTTAAACCTGAAAATATTCCTTTAGTTCCAAATCCACTTGCTCCTGTTCTAGCACCAATTCCAGGTAATGCACCACCACCATAATAAAACATTGCACCGGCTATGGCTGCTTTACCTAATGGACTTTTTAAAACTTTACCTGCTGCTTTTTTTATACTTTTAAATATACTACCTAGACCATATGCTTTTCTTCCTGTAGCTGTATCCATGATACCACCAAAGGCTCTTGGAACTCTGCCACCGTTAGCTGCATAATAACCTTGTGTTACATCTTCTGCTCCAAATTCATTATCACCAAATCTGTATTCAGGACCTTCTTCTTTTACATCCTCTACTGGAAGAAGAGCACGATCGTTATTTGATTCAAGTCCAGAAAAACTACTGTCTGTATTGTTAATAGGATTTCCTGAAGCATCTATTACACCGGATAACCTATCTGACATATAATCTTTGTAACCTTGAAGAGTATCTGGATATTGATTTCTATCTATGTTTTTTCTATCTTGACTTAAAAAATAATCTATGTTTCCTCTTAACATATTATTTCTAAAAGGCGCTGCCATATTTAAATATTTTCCAAGATAAGGTATGTTAGATTTAGGAACTCCTGTGTAATATAAACTATTAGCATTAGGAATAGTTTTATTTTTTAAATGTTCTTTATCTCCAGGACGTCTTAAAGCTTTTTTACCAACTTCGTATTCAAATTCGTTTCTTCGTTCTTCGTAAACATCTCCTGATGGATTATCATCGCTACCAGCATCTCCATAACCACCTTGAGGTCCACCTTGATAACCACCTTTACTTTTATCAGTGCTGTCTTTATCTTTACCCATATCAGAACCACCGCCGTATTGACGTCTACCGTCACGACCCATGATACCACCAAAGGCTGCTCGTTGTCTTACAATATTATTTAGTGCTGTTAAACCAGCCATGACTACATCCCTCTGTTATAGAGACCCATCAAACCACCGTTGGCTGCCATTGCAACTTTTTCTCTCATGTTAACATCAGCTATTCCGCCACCAGGCATTTGTTCTTGCATGTTAACATTTTCGCTCATACTCATTTGTGGAGCTTGAGATTGGATTCCTGATTGATCTTGTTGCAACTGTTGTAAAATTTGTTTCCAGATACCACTTTGAAAAAATGCTTCAAAGCTAGCAAACTGAACTTTTTGTTCTTGATCCATTTGTGACCATATTTCTGCCGCAATTTCCATGCCTTGTTGATCTTGACCTCCACCCATTCTAATATCACCCTTATTGTATTTAATGTCAGGTGCTCCAGTTTGTATAGATTCGTTCATTGAAATTTTTTCTTCCATAGTATTTCCTTTTACTTTGTTTTTGAGAACAAATCAAGAGGTGGCATAATAACTTTTACATCCTGTGCCATTTCTTCTGCTTTGTACCCTTTAATTTCCCAGTCTTTTCTTGTCTTAAAAACCTCACCGGTTTCTTTGTGTCTGTAAGTTTCTTCTACTTTAGCGTCATATACTTTCATTATGTTGTTACCTCTTTCTTAATGTTTAAATAACTAATAGCTACATCAAACGAATCTGACGTGCTTGCTTGCACTGTAAAAGATGTACCACCTTCAATTATCAATGGTTGTGTTAATAATTCTTTTGTTTGATTAGCTGTTAATGCTACAGATTTAATAGCTGTAATACTGTTGTTTGTTATAGTTACACTTGGTGTACCAGCAGATGTAACTAATATTGATTTAATAACTATGGTTTCATTAACTGCAGGAATGCCTACACCCAATGGTGTAAGTGCACCACCTGTTGTGTTATTATCTATACCTACAAATTTATATTGGTTTACTACTGCCATTAATCTAAAAAGAAACTTCTAGCTTCTATCTCCTGTTTTAATTCTTCTTGAAAAGTAGTGTTTAGTTTTTCAAGCACCGCATCTAAATCTCTAACTAAAGATTGCGATACGTCTTCTTCATACTCTGAGCTTGCTCTAGTTAATGTTTGTACTATCTTAGCCATTATCTTCTTCCTCCAGCATGTATATCTAATCTAAAAGTTCCTAACTTCCAACTAGTATCAACGGCTGTGTTAGATATTTTAAGTGCTATAGCTCTTGCTCTAGCTCGTGTATCTACTTTTGTTGTTGAAGATGATACAGTAAAAGGACCTAGTGATGAACTAACTGCCGTGTCACTTGGATAATCTCTTAAGTCTAATTGTACAACAGCATTTCCTGATTGAGATATAAAGTCAGGTATAATTCTACTAACTCTCATAATATTTTCACCATCACCTCTAAGGTCAGCCATATTTGTAGCTGCTCCTCTTACAACTTTTTGCGTAATATCATAATCTCCTGATGTAATGTTAGCCGGTATAGCGGTTGTTACTCCAAGTCTTACTTGATTAACACCTGTTTCATGTTCATAGTAATATGAAATTCCTTCTGTGTTTCCTGTTACGTCAAAAGAAGTATCTGTGCTTGCATCGTATTGAGTTCCATGAGGTAAACCAAATACAGCAGAGTCTTGCCAAGTAGATCTAATAAATAAAGAACTTGCATTTACAAACCATATAGGTCTTTTAGACGTAGAGTCTAGATAACTATATGTAACTGACTGAGTATTAACATTAGAGTTAGCTTCCGGATAAAACCATGTTACTTCTCCAAACAAGTTATTAATACCTGCATAAACCATTTGATTAGATGTAGTGTTAAGATTGTCATAAACATAATCTTCAACTAAACAGTCCATCGATTCTAGTTTACCAGTGTATCTAAAAAAACCATTATCAGACATCCAGTACGCAGCACCATCAACTTCAACAGCTGCGTTCTTACCAATCAACCCACAGTTATTACCTACTTGTTCAAATGCAAATGTAAAAGGAGTTCCAACAAATCTCATAGTAAATAAAGATGTATCCGACCAAACGTAAATAGCATTTCTACCAAGTTTAGCACCCATGATCCGTGATCCAGCGGCCAGTCTTTGTGTACCAGCACTATTCTCAGCTGTTGGTGTGTAGTCATTAATATTTTCTTGAGACGAGAATCTTATAAACATTTCATCTTGAGTAGTTTTATCACCTATAGTTGTTTCTGTTCCAAAAAATACTAAGTGACGGTCTGGTGTTGATACTAACATGTCACGTGACGCTGTCGGTGCTCCAGATATAATTGTTGCTCTTGTTGTTACAGCATTTGCTAAATCTGAATTCCATTCAAAACACTCACCATTAAATATTAATGCAATAGCTGTGCTACCTAAATTATCTATAGACCACATACCTGGTTCTTTAACTTTATCTCCAGACGTAGCTGCTGATCCCCATCCAGAAAATCCGCTGTGGTTAGTAACAGTTGCACTAGTGCTGTGAGCAGCTCGAGTTGTTCCTCTAACAGCTCTAACAATTCCTGTAAAACTTGTAGCCGTAATTCCCGTATAAGATATTTCTTCTGTTCCAACTTGTATGAAATTTGTACCTGCACTTGGAAAACCCGTGGTGCTTGCTACGTTAATTGTGGTTCCTGATCCACCTGTTCCAAAAGCATTATCACCTAAAGAACCATTCAACGTAGTTGTTTGTGGACTAGTTACTGAACCACCCCATTGAGAAATACCATAACCAAAGACTCCCACTTGTTCAGCTGGTCCTACATGATAGTATTGAAAATAAGTCATACCTCCAGAAGTTGTAGCTCCCGCTCCACCCTCATTACTAGGCATTGTGATTGTAAGAGTGGTAGTTGTTGGTACACTTGCTACCATAAATTTTTTTTCAGCAAAATCTGTAGCTGTAAAATTAGAACCTGTAATAGCACTAAATGTAGTTGCATCACCAAATAATATTATATCTCCTACTTGAAAATTATGAGAACCACTAAATGTAAGTGTTACAGTCGGTGATCCGTTAGTTGTGCTAAAAAAATTAGTAGTAGCTGTTCCTGATGGATTAACTAGAGGATGAATATCATAGTACACTTCCCCTGTATAAACATATAAAATCCTGTTAGTTCCAATTAAAGCGTACTTAATACCTTCTTTATTAACCATGTGATGCAAACCTCTAGCTGCACCTGTTAATTTACTCTCTCCTAATTGAGACCAACCACCTATTTTTTCAGGTGTACCATATCTAAAACGTACGTTTTCTCCACCAGTCCATTGTGACTCGGCACCTGTTGATGTAACTTGTTTATTAAATCCTGGTAAAAATCCTAATTTTTGTAGCATAATAATTGACTATATATCAGCAATACCGATATTTTATGTTAATTTATTTGCAGTTTATATCAAAAGAGATAACTATTCTATGTTTTTTTATAAGGTTGGGTTTTACAAAATGCATTAAATGACCTGGAAAAATGACTAAAGTACCTTCTTTACATTCAATTTTAGTTAGCTTTGTTTGTCCGGTTGTTTCGCTTGGCCACGGAGCTACAAAAGTAGTGCTCTCCTGATCTTTAAATAAATCTACATAAATAATTCCACTATACATTACACCACCATGATGATGTACAATTTGATGATCGTTTTGTTTGTATTTAACAACCCATGAATCTGTAATATCTAATTTATTAAACCCACATTCATTTCCAAAAACATTAAACTCTTGTGAAAAAATGTTTAATAAATTTTTAGTCAACTCTTTGTTAGACTTCCCAAATCTAGTGGTGTCAAAATTAGTATGGGGTCTCCTATAGTATTTTAATAAATCAATAACTTTTTTTAATTTAGCTTTTTTTGTTTTCCAATCTTTTATATCAGTGATAAATGCGTCTATAGAAAATAATGTTTTAATCATTGTGGCTTACATTTACATTAAATGAAACTGAAATTCTAGGTTTGTTATCATTATGGGGTTCGACCATATGATTTAAATTCGCTGGAAATAAAACAAATGAATTATTTACAGGCTGCACTTGGTATACTTCATTAAAATCCACCCCTTTAAAAAACATGTCATTGCTTGTAAAACAAGAAGCAGTGTCTTTAAGAAATAAAAGTTTACCTTCTTTTTTTGAAACATTAACATAATACACACCAGAAAAATTAGCTCCTGGATGAACATGTGGTGCATTGTAAGAGTTTTTGTAATTTTTATTAATCCAAAAATTTAAGATAGATACTCTTATATCTTTTTTCATATTTTTAGAATACAGAGATAAACATTCTGCAACTTTAGCATTTAAACATTTTAATATAAATTCATCATTAATAAAACCAGTTTGAAAAGCATTACCTTTATTAGATTTAGTAGCCCCTAATCCTTTCTTTTCTTTTTCGTTTAAAATACTTATAATTTTTTTAGTTAAATTTTTATTAATTATACTTGAGATAATTAATGATTCACTAAAAATTGTAACTTTATCCATCTTTGTCCTGTTCCTCAAAAGAAATAATACATATTAGTCTTCTTTCATTTTCTTTTTTACAAAATCCCGCAGCATGTTTTACCCCTGGAAAAACTACAATCTTGCCTTCCTTAGCTTTTATTTCCTTTAACATTTTTTTTCCTTTAAATAAATAAGTAGAACCTTTACTAAAAGAGTTTAAATATATTATACAAAGACTGTGTTTAAATGGATGATCTGTATGTGGTTTACTATATTCCCCTTTAAAACTCCATGTCAAGTTTAACTGAGACCTAAGTAATCTTTTTATTTTAATTTTTTTTGTTCTACAAAAATCTAAAAATATTTTATTAAATAAATCATAGTAAGGAGAATTAATTCTACACCCCTCATTGGTATCATAGTTATATCTAGGCAGCATCAAATGATGCATGCACGGGTATTTTGTTGTGACCGGTTTATCTAACCAGTACCAAGGGAAGTCGTTGTTGTCCACGACATTTTTTTTAACAGCGTCTAAAGCTTCTTTAGGTATCTTTCCTTCTATAACCATTTTTTATAAATCTCTTTCGGGTAATTTAATTTACCTAAACCATCTAAATAATGATCTGTGTTTTTACCGTTTGCTCTAACATAGTGCATAAAAATTTGTAGATAACTTTCTCCTTTGTATTTCTCTCTCCAATGAGGATAAATACATCCTTCATATAATGCTGCTTGACCCGGCTCTGTATATATTTCTATTTTCTTTTTATCTTTTTCAAAATAAATAGGCCAGTTTTCATCTTGCCAAATATTTAATGTTAAGGACATCTCACATGCAGATCTATCAATATGTTTTTTTAATTCCATTCCTCTAGAGTATTGTCTAACAAAAGAATATGTAGGTATTAATTTTTCTCCAAATTGTTTTTCAACCAATTTAAGTTTGGTTAACATTATGTAGTTAGAGACTACATCATTATACATATATACAGCATTGGGGACTTGTGAATTTTTAGGTTCCCTAACTAATTTATCATCGTTTTTAAAAATCAAAGCATCATAATAATCATATACTTTTTTTAATTGTTTTTTATCTAAAAATTTATTAACAAACTTAATCATCTTTGAATTTGTATATCTCCTACAATTGTTTTTTTATTAGAACTTTTAACTACATAGTGTGGAATGTAACTTGGAAAAAAAATCATCTGTCCTTTTTTTAATTTAGGAGCAAACTCATAACCAACTAGGTAATTATCAAATTTTGGAT